CCGCACGGCTGGGCGACCGGGCCGCGCGCCGCCGGCAAGTCCACCCTGTTCCGCGCCGTGGGCATGATCCTGCACGAGCCGGCGGGATGCGTGCGCACCGGCGATGCCACCAGCGCGGGCGTGCGGAACGTGCTGGGCCATGCCTGCCTGCCGGTGCTGTTCGACGATGCCGAGGCGGAGGAAACCCCGGAGCGGGTGAAATCCCTGGTGCAGCTGCTGCGCGCGGCCAGCACCGGCAGCCTGATGCTGCGCGGCACCGCCGAGCATGGCAGCGCCACCTTCACCGTGCGCTTCATGGGCATGATGAACAGCATCCTGCGGCCGGCGCTGAAGGCGCAGGACCTGTCCCGCCTGATGCTGCTGTCCCTGAAGCCGCTGGCGGCCGATGCGCCGCCGCTGGTGCTGAAGCCGAGCGAGCTGGCGCTGCTGGGCCGGCGGCTGTTCCGCCGCATGATGGATGGCTGGCACCGCTTCAACGAGGAGCTGCCGCGCTGGCACCATGCGCTGAAGCAGGCGGGCCTGGCCGACCGCGCGCCGGAGCAGTTCGGCATCCTGCTGGCCGCCGCCGACATCGCGCTGCACGACGAGCCCGCCACCAGCGAGGAACTGGCCGAATGGGCCATGCGCGTGGCCGAGGGCACCGCCAGCGACCGCGCGGAGGAGCTGGCGGAGTGGCAGCGCTGCCTCGAGCGCATCGTATCGACCAACGTGCAGGGCCGGCGCGGCGGGCAGGAGAACATCGGCACGCTGATCGCCACCGCCGCCTATGCGCCGATCCACACCGACCCCGAAACGGGCGTGGTGCGCGAGGCCCCGCCCGACGAGCGCGCGGCGGCGCAGAAGCTGCTGGCCCAGTATGGGCTGCGCGTGGTGCTGCAGCACCCCGAGGGCGACGATGCCGCCGCCCGCGCCCTGCCGCTGCGCCGGCACAAGACCCGCCCGGCGGAGTTCGAGCCGGCGGTGAACCAGGGCGGGCGCGCGATCGGCTGGCTGGCGGTGGCCAACGGGCACCAGGCGCTGAACAGCAGCGTGTTCCGCGGCAGCCACTACGCCGCGGCCAGCGGCACCAGCGGCGGCTGGAAGGCTGCGCTGGAAACGGCGCCCGAGGCGCTGCGCAGCAGGGAAATGCGCTTCGGCGGCGTGCTGAGCCGGTGCGTGCTGGTGCCGCTGGACCACGTGCTGGACGGCGGCGACCGGTTCGGGGCGCTGGTGGAATAGAAATGGCCCGTATCTGGTTCCGCCGCCGTGACCAGCCGCGCAGCGTGCTGGAGGAGCAGGAGGCGCTGCAGCAGCAGCGGCGCGCGCTGGCGCTGGCCTATCGCCGCACCTTCGCCACGCCCGACGGGCAGGAGGTGCTGGCCGACATCCTGCGCCGCGGCCAGGTGATGCAGACCACCTTCGACGTGGACGCCCGCGTGGCCGCCTACAACGAAGGTCGCCGGCGCATGGCGCTGGAGATCATCGAGATGCTGAACGCCGACCCCGCCCAGCTCGACCGGCTGGCGCTGACCGGCGACACCGAGAACCTGTTTAACCCGCCGGCAGCGCCGCAGGCGCGCGAGGCGTGACCGATGCAACCGCCGAAGGAGGAATAGGCGCATGAGCGAAACCACCACCACCACCACCGGCGGCGCGCTGCTGTCCGGCGGCGCGGCGCCGGCCGAACCCGCCGGCACGCCGCCCGCCGGCACCCCGCCCGCCGGCAGCGCCGCAGGCGCGCGAGGCGCAGACACGGACCTGCGCGACTGGCTGCCGGAGGAATTCCGCGCCGATCCCGTGTTCAAGGACATCAAGGACCCCGGCGCGCTGGCCAAGAGCTACGCCAACGCGGCACGCATGATCGGGCTGGACAAGGGCCAGGTGCTGCGCCTGCCGGCCGACGAGGCCGCGCCGGAATGGGCGGAGATCTATGGCCGCCTCGGCCGGCCCGAGAAGCCGGAGGGCTACCAGTTCGGCGCGCTGCCGGAGGGGCTGCTGCCGGAGGTGGAGCCGGCGGCGCGCGAGGCCTTCCACAAGCTGGGCCTGTCCGCCCGCCAGGCGGCGGGCGTGATGGAGCTGTACGGCGGCCAGGTGACGGCGGCGCAGGAGGCGCGGGCGACCCGCGCGGCCGAGATCGAGGCCGCCGTGGTGCGCGACCTGAAGGCCGAATACGGCGATGCGTTCGACGACCGCATCCATGCCGCCAACCGCGCCATCGCCGAGCTGGGCGGCAAGGAGCTGGGCGAGCTGCTGGCCACCACGGTGATGCCGGACGGCACGCGCCTGGGCAACCACCCGCTGCTGGTGAAGGCCTGGGCCGAGATCGGCAAGCGCATCGCCGAGCCGGCCGATTTGCGCGGCGGCACCGGCACCGGCAACGGCAACCGCACCCTGACGCCGGCCGAGGCGCAGGAGGAAATCGCCCGCCTGCGCGCCGACAAGGAGTTCTATCGCGAGTTCTCCAACCTCGCCCACCCGAACCGGCCGCAGCACCTGGAAAAGTGGAACCGGCTGCACGCCATGGCCTATCCCAGCGCGGCATAACACCCTTGCATCGAAACCGGCCGGTGTGGCATCACTGTCGCACCAGCCGGGAGCCGGGGAACGCGCAAGCGTCCGGCCGGCCCGGCCAGAGACGGCCCCGCTGAAATGGGGGCAAGGCGCGGGTCCGGCTGACCTGCGGCGGTGACGGGCCGAAATCGGTGGGGAGCGGCAGCCTGCGGGCCCGTCCACCTGACCGCCCCCACCGGCCAGCACGAAATTGCCGGGGAGCTTAGCCGATTGTGCAAACGCGCGATCGGGAGTTTCCCCGCATGTCGTTCGAGATCACCACCGGCTTCGTCCAGCAGTATTCCAGCAACATGATGATGCTGGGCCAGCAGCGCATGAGCCGCTTCGAGCGTGCCGTGACCATCGTGCCCATCACCGGCAAGCGCGGCAGCGTGGACCAGGTGGGCCAGAGCGAGACCGTGACCAAGACGGAGCGGCACGGCCGCACCCCCTACACCCCGCTGCCGCACCGCCGCCGCTGGATTTCGCTGGACACCGAGCAGTGGGCCGATCTGATCGACGATCCCGACAAGGTGCGCATGCTGGTGGACCCCACCAGCACCTATGCCATGGCCGGCATTGCCGCCATGAACCGCGCCAAGGACCGCAAGATCGTCAACGCCTTCTTTGCCACCGCCACCACCGGCGAGGACGGCACCAGCACCGTGGCCTTCCCGGCCGCCAACCAGGTGGCGGTGAACAGCTGGGCCTACGGCGCCGGCAGCGGCAACGCGGGCCTCACCATCTCCAAGCTGATCGAGGCGCGCGCGCTGCTGTTCGGCTACGAGGCGGTGGACGAGATGGACGACCAGAACCTGGCTGATGCCTCCATCGCGGTCACCAAGAAGCAGTGGGGCGAGCTGCTGAGCACCACGGAGGCCACCAGCCGCGATTTCGCCGGCGAGCTGCAGGCGCTGAAGGAAGGCAAGCTCAAGCGCTTCATGGGCTTCGAATTTATCCGCTACGAGGGCCTGCCGCTGAACGGCTCCAACCAGTTCCGCGTGCCCGTGTGGCAGAAGCAGGGCATGGCGCTGGGCAAGGGCGGCACGCCCAAGGGCCGCATCACGGAGCGCGAGGATCTTTCCTACACCACGCAGGTGTTCTGGGAAGACAACTTCGGCGCCGCCCGGATCGAGGAAAACCGCGTGGTGGAAATCATCTGCGCCTGATCGGCGCCTGACCCCGGGGAGCCCGCCGCCGGCGGGTTCCCCGCTTCCCTTTCCGCCGGTGCCGCCCATCCGCGCCAGGCCAGACACAGGAGCCCCCCATGTCCCTTGTGGACCGGAAGTCGACCAGCCTCACGAACCGCGATGCCTCGCCGCGCATGAACAATCCCGCGCACCTGCAGGGCGGCACCCGCATGCAGGCGCGCGGCACGTTCGAGATCGCCAACCCCCAGAACATCGGCAGTGTGTTCCGCTTCTGCCAGGTGCCGACCAACGCCACCATCAACTCGATCCGGCTGTTCTGCGATGCGATCACTTCGGCCGCGGCCGATGTGGGCCTGTATCGCTCCACCGAGAACGGCGGCGCGGTGGTGGATGTCGATGCCTATGCCAGCGCCCAGACAATCGCCACCGCCAACCTGGTGGGCATCGAAGTGGCGTTCGAGGCGCGCAACATCGACAAGATCGAGAACCTGGTGTGGCAGGATGCCGGCCTGACCGCCGACCCCGGCGGCGTGCTGGACATCGCCGCCACGCTGACCGCGGCCGCCGCCGCGGCCGGCACGCTGTCGTTCCTGGTGGACTACACGGTGCCCTGACGCCACGGGGGAATGTTCCTCCTTCCCCCGTGTCTGCCGCCCGCGCGATGGCCTTGGGACGCGCGGGCGGCGCTTCCTTCAGAGGTGGCGAGCACGCCGGCAGGGGCGCAGCCCCGCGAAGCGTCCGCCGGAGGCAACACTGAATGCCCAGCCTGACGGAAATTGCCAATCTGGCCCTGTCCCTGGTGGGCGACGAGCGCATCGTCAGCCTGGACACGGACACCAGCAAGGAGGCCAGGCTGTGCGCGGAGTTCCTGCCGCAGGTGCGCGACGAGGCGCTGGCGCTGCATCCGTGGAATTTCGCCAAGCGCCGCGCCAGCCTGCCCGCCAGCCCCATTGCGCCGGCCTTCGAATGGACCGCGCAGTTCCAGGTGCCGGCCGACTGCCTGCGCATCCTGGCCGTGGCCAGCGCCGACCCGCACGAGCCCTGGGAGCGCGAGGGCAACCTGATCCTGTGCAACATGGCCGCGCCCTTGCAGGTGCAGTACATCCAGCGCCATGCGGATACCGGCCACTGGGCGCCGCTGTTCGCGCGCCTGGTGGCCGCGATGCTGGCGGAACGGTTGTGCATCCCGCTGTCCGCCAGCGCGCAGCAGCGCGCGCAGATCGCCGCCGAGCTGGTGGAGGCGCGCCGCCTGGCCCGCCAGACCGATGCCGCCGAAGGCACGCCCAAGCCCCAGTATGCGCCGGCTGACATTCTCGTGAACGCGCGGTTCTGATGGCACGCCGGCAGCCAAGCGCGAGGCGCAAATAATGGCGGTGACGATCATTCAGCCGAGCTTCGCGGCCGGCATGCTCAGCCGGCGCATGCGCGGGCGCATCGACCTGCAGCAATATGCCGCGGGCGCGGAGGACCTGACCAACATGGTGGTGCTGCCGCAGGGCGGCGCCACAAAGCGTTCCGGCACCTACCACGTCACCACCGCCAAGGCCGGCCGGGTGCGGCTGGTGCCCTTCGTGGTCTCGTCCGTGGTGGCCTATGTGCTGGAGTTCGGCGACCTCTATTTCCGCGTCTATCGCAACCGCGGCCAGGTGCAGGCCAGCGGCGTGCCGCAGGAGGTGGCCACCCCCTACGGGCTGGCGCATTTGCGGGAGCTGAAGTTCGCGCAATCGGCCGATGTCGCCTACGTGTTCCACGGCAGCTACCAGACCCGGAAGATCACCCGCAGCACCGCGGGCGTGTTCAGCATCGCCCCGGTGGCGTTCGAGAACGGCCCCTTCGGGCCGGAGAACACCGGCGACGTGGGCGCCGCCGCCCCCAGCGCCACCAGTTCCGGCACCGAGACCGGCACGGCGGCGGAGGAGGCCACCGGCAGCGGCGTGGGCGACGGCCGCGATCCCGGCTTCGGCGGTGAAGGCGCCTCATGACCGACACCAGCATCACCTTGGCGCCCAGCGTGGCGCATGGCTCCGGCGCCGCCACCGTCACGGCCAGCGCCGCGCTGTTCACCGCCAGCGACGTGGGCCGGCTGATCGGCATTTTGCACCGCTGCGACACGGTGCGCGCCGCCGCCACCGCCTACAGCGCCGGGCGCATCTTCATCTCGGAATACAACCAGGTGCCGCGCCTGTATCGCGTGACCCGCGCCGGCACCACCGCGGCCGCCAGCCTGGCCGGCACCACGCCGGATTACGACCTGGCCGCGCCGAACGAGATCAACCCCACCGTGCTGGACGGCTCGGCCGTGCTGAAATACCTCGGCCCCGGCCGGCATGTATGGGGGTGGTGCACCATCACCGGCTTCACCAGCAGCACGGTGGTGAACGTGACGATCCACCCGCGCGGCCCGTTCGCGGCCACCTATGGCAGCCTGCGCTGGCGCATGGGCGAGTGGAACAACGCGCGCGGCTGGCCGATCGCCGGCACCTTCTACAAGAACCGGCTGTGGATGTTCGGCAGCGCGGCCCGCCCGCAAACCGCATGGGCCAGCGAGGCCGGCGACTTCGAGAGCTTCGCCCCCACCGAGCCGGACGGCACCGTGCTGGACACCAACGCCATCAGCTACGCGCTGGACGACGACCAGGTGAACACCGCGCGCTGGCTGCTGCCCTCGCCGCGGGGGCTGGCGGCCGGCACCGCCAGCGGCGAATTCCTGATCACGCCGCTGAACCGAAACGGCGCGCTGGCCCCGGGCAACATCAGCGCCGACCGGCAGGGCGACCGCGGCAGCGATGCCGGCTGCATGCCGCAGCGCGTTTCCGGCCTGATCCTGTTTCCGCAGCGCGGCGGGCGGAAGCTGCGCCAGCTGGAATACGATTTCGGCATCGACCGCTTCACCACGCAGGACCTGTCGGCCCTGGCCGACCACATCACCGGCGGCGGCTTCATCGAGACGGCCTATGCCGACCTGCCGCACGGCACGTTCTACGGCCTGCGGCCCGACGGCAGGATCGCCGCGCTGACCTTCGATGCCGACCAGAAGATGCGCGCCTGGACCCTGCTGGAGATTGCCGGCGGGCTGGTGGAAAGCATCGCGGCCGTGCCCGATCCGGCCGGCACCAGCAGCGACCTGTACGTGTCGGTGGCGCGCACCTTCGGCGGCACCACCACCCGCACGGTAGAATGGATGCGCGACCCGTTCGACGGCGAGGCCGAGCCCCCGGCCGATGCCCTCATGGTGGATGCCGGCCTGACGCTCGACAGCGCCGTGACCGTCAACACCGTGGCCGGGCTGGACCACCTGGAAGGGCAGACGGTGGCGATCGTGGCCGATGGCAGCGTGCGCGACAGCCAGGTGGTGACGGCCGGCAGCGTGCCGATCACCGGCACGGCGGCGCGCAAGGTGCATGTGGGCCTGGCCTACCGCGCCCGCGTGCTGACGCTGGAGCCGGAGGTGCCGGTGCAGGGCGCGGCCACCAGCCAGGGCAGCAAGAAGCGCGTGGTGGGCGCCACGCTGCGCCTGCTGCACAGCGGCGGCGGCAGCGTGGCCGGGCCTGGCATGCCGCATGAAAGCCTCGCCTACCGGCTGCAGGTGCATGCCATGGGGCAGGCGGTGCCGCTGTTCAGCGGCGACTACGACGTG